TAAGATCTCGATCTGGTTGATGATCGAATATAACAGGGGACTCTGCATTATTTAAATTACGCAAAACAATACAATGTATTGAAGAGCCCTGCCGTAATAGCCCTGTACTTTCTAAGTCAAAAATTAGTTGAGTCTTCATCATAGATTGTTTCTGCAGATTCGGGATCAAATTCGTCTTGTTCAAATGAGTTACAAGTGATCCATGCCTCCGGTTCATCGTTCTTCTCCGGTTGTTTGTTAACTGTAAAACGTTTGTCTTCATCTTCATGATATGGTTCAATCGAAATGGCAAGTTCTCGTGCTAAACGTGCAGCACGTCTAAATTCATCTTTATAAAAAGGCTCCCAGTCATGAGCAAGTATTACTATTTTTCTAATGCCCATGAGATAACATTGAAAAACAGCAGTAGAAAATGGGTATCTAGTACTGTATAAAATAGCTCCAACAAGAGGTGTACCACGTTTAGCGGCTGTAGCAATTGCATATGAAATGCAATCTAATTCAACTTTGCAGCTAGCTAAAAGACTTCGACCATCTCCTATAATTTCACGATCGCGTACAATAACACAACCACCAGGAGCCATCGGGTGAGTGGAAGCTTTTGCTAATAGTTTACATATTTCAAGATAGAATCTATCTTTGTTTTTTATATAAGTTGGATCGCCTTTAGGAGATGGCATAAGTCACATTATCATACATTTATTCCTATATTAGGTAGGTAAATAGTTTATTGTGAGTAGATATGCATTGGGAAACTGAATGGGAAAAAAACCGCTACAAGAAAGAAGCGGAATCGGTATATGATGCAAAATTAAAATTACATAGGTCAGACGAGGGTTGTGTAGAATTGGATCTGGTTAATAACCCAGCACACTATACATCAGGCAAGTATGAAGCTATTGATGTAATCGAGGATGCAATAAAGGATTCACCTGATTCTACACTAGGTTTTCTGCAAGGACAAGTATTAAAATATATTCTTAGGCTTTGGCATAAAGATAATATTGAACAAGATGCCAAAAAAGCTGAATGGTACCTAAGGAGGTTGATCGATAAGATCACTGAATAGGTAAGCCACCGAAAGGTGGCGGAATCAACAACGTTTGAAAAAGATATAGCTTTGTTTAAGTTCAAGAACTTCATGTTCTTGAATATGGTCAATGAGCTTATTAAATGTTTCTTTGATTGGCAATATACGATGTATAAAATATACACTTATACCGTGTTTCATTTCTTTATTATTGGGATCATACCAATAAATAGGGAATAAAGACTCCCAAGGTTCCATATTAATGGAAGCCCAAGAATTAAGTTCTTCCAATCGTTGTGCAGTTTTGATGATATGAGATTCATCTGACATTGATTGAGGTAAAGCAAGAAATTCATTATCATGCAATAAAGCGTTTTTCCACATCAAAGTGCCATCTCTGCAAATCAGCCTACACGGATGAACTGCTTGACCTGAAGGCAATGTAATCAGACATTCCTTTGATATGTTTTTATACATTAAACGTTACCTTTTTGCTCTTCAAAGAATGTCAAATCCTTTGACCAGCTATCTCCAGCATATTCATTGTAAATTACTCTTCCAATATCCCTAAAATTGTTATAGAAAAGTGCAATACGATCTACATTATTAAGTGTGACATCTAATGGAGGACCATAAGCAATACAATTCCAAGTCGAGGGAGATACTGATTCAAATCCATTCTTAGTAGCTCTTAGCTGCTTTACTCGTTTAAAGGGGATACAAATAGGATAATCCCATAAAACAGGCGATGCGCGAAGTATCTCAGAAGCACTTGTGAAGAATATAAAGCTTTTTACATAACCATTACGGTATTCATTAATAGTTTTATTTAACCATATACGAGTATTCCTGACTGCACCTTTAGGTGAAACAAATACATTTCCTTTCCAATGTTCTTGTAGTGGATTGATTTCTATTGAAGGTACCGTTGTTGCGTCTACAAGAACTTGTTGAACAGGGTCAGAAGTGGGATCAAAGTCAATAGATCCCATGACTTGACGAGCACGTTCAATGATTTGAGGGGTTGGATACAAGGGTAATTTGAGACCCTGCGCTTCTAACTTATCCTGTAAATTCTGCTGCAAGCGTTCGGAGGCTCTCTTGGCTCCCACCAGCTTCGACTGCAAATGTTTTTGTTCCATTTTCAGATAATAATGTAATTAGTACATTTTTAGACCAGTCATTCTGATCGACTTCATTGATTAGCTGTCTTAGAAATTTAATAGTATCAGTATCTTCTAGAGTTTCTGCAGTAGCTAGATCTTTTTGAATATCGTTTCCTGACATAAAAACAGAAGATCCGGCTTGGAGATTAATTACAAGTGAACCAGCACCATTTTTTTCGACACCCTTTATAGCTATATTAATTAAATCAGTGAGAATTAATTCAGCAGTTGCAGTTAAAAACTTCTGCTCATTTTCTTTTTCTTCACCAAATTTATTAGATCTAATAAGTTGTTGAATTAAATCAGTACGTCTAGACATAATAGAATGACTCTTTTACAAGGATAAGTGTTATTTATTATAAATGTGAGCTTTAACGTGAAGATTAATCTGATTCTTCTTCAGAATTATCAATCGGTTTATTAGACAATGAAGTGTCCTTAGAAGTTATCTGAGTAGCGTGATTGCCAGTTAACATTTCAGCAATAACTGCTTCAAATTTTTTAGCAAAAGGAGAATCTGGATTCATTAGTAATTCTTCATAGTTTTCAGGAAGTAGATCTAAATTAGATTCCTCCTCTTTCTCCTGTTCTAATAATGCTTGCTCTAATACATATTCTGATACTTGTTGTTTTAATGTATGAAGTTGACAAGCCATTTCAAAATTGTCGGTATAACTTTCCTGATCAACAAATACACCAAGATGCTGAGGAATAAGATGGAAGGGATTACAGCAATACTTATTGCCACATGTGGTTTTAACACCAGCAAAACCAAGATCACCCCAACTAAACCACATAGCCACTCTTTGGGGATGATGCTGTGTTGAGGAGGATATGCCATGCCGTCTCCAAGCAAACTGAGGTTGTTTTGTACGTTTATTAATACATCCATTCCATGGCCAACATTCATCTGGTGAGCCGATATCAACTTGACTCCAGAACTTAAGAGCTTTAATGCGATTACGTTTTAATAGAGTGTCAATATTGAGTGACATTCTACCTTCTCTTGCAGCTGCAACACATCTAGTACAGGCTTGATGGCTGTCATATCTCATGGAATGACAAGAGAACCTGCCAATAGAATGACCTATATAAAGACAAAGTTCACCTTCTTCAGCTGTATTAGAAATTTGTTTCTGTCTTCGGCCATAAGCATGGCCTTTATTAACAGGTTGTGCTTCAGCCATTGTCAATATACTCCATAGGCTCAATTTCCCATTCAAGGATATCCTCACTTTCATCTTCATTGAGCATGTCATTAACACCTTCAACTAACCACTTTCGTGGATGAGTTACAGCTTTAATGTACATAGTGACTTTGTATTCCATAATTAGAAAGAGGATTCAGGTTTAACGTAAGTACCGCCATGAGCTGGATACTGTTGATTTAATGATAAAGGTTCGATTTGATTATTAATCATATACTCAAATCGTGTACTATTCTCGTACTTTAACCGAACTAGTTTGGCTTTGGGTGTGTAGTATTCGGGCTCACCCACTACTAATGCAGTCATATTATTTGTTAAGACTTTAACACGTAACCCAATTTTAATGTCTTTAGTAAGCATAATTTTTAGCTCTTTTTGTAATGTTTACGCATATCCTTGTGGTAAGTGCTTATCATTTCGTAGATGCTTTCAGCTACTGTTAGTTGATCATCATTGAAATATAAAGCTTCTTGTTCTACACACCACATAATTAGATCTAATTGTTTGGGTGTAAAATTCATTAGAAGTCATTTAAGATATGATTTTCAGGCAGGGGATCATCTTTAGGACGTTGCCAGATTCGTACACTCTTTTGTCGTCCAGTAGTTTTATCCTTTCGGCTAGTAACTAAACGACGCCAACCCATAGTTTGTAGTACATCTGCTACACGTCTAGACTCTCTACGACCTTGCTGTTTAGGATCAATATCAAGAGCACTTGTTAAAACTTCAGCTGCGGTAACTTCAACTCTATGAGAGATATATTGAACTATCTTTTCCATCCAAGGATCTGGATCACCAAACTCTTGAATGTACTCAGCAATAGCAGCAATTTCACCGCTATCAAATTCATATCTATCTCCATTACGGTAGGCCTTGACTGCTGCTGACCAGATACTATCTCGTTCTTCAGACAGTCGATTCCAGGGAACTTGAAACCCTGTACCTACTTCAAGAGGAACAAACCTACGATTCCCTGTACTATCTACAAGGAATTGATTCCTATTGGTAGTACCAATCATAACAAACCTTCTATGCAATTTTGTAGGTAATGATGCATAGGGGAAGCGAACTTCATCACATCTAGTAGTTACTAGATTTTTAAAGTTCTCAATATTACGTGCATTGAAATAATTATCAATCTCAGGAAGTTCAAGTAACCACGCTACATGTAAACGATACTGTTCTTTCATTAATGTTTCCAGTGGAATCGTTATTTCACTGAAAAGCTTATCGGGAACTAAGTACCTACTAAACATAGACTTACCTACACCTTGTGCTCCCACTAAGATTGGAAGCCAAGACATTGAGCAACCTGGATTGTATGCACGGGCAACAGCACCGATCATCATTCTTTGCATTGCAAGAGTTGCAATATGATGACGATTACCTAAGAATATTTGCCCAATTCTCTCCCAATCAGGATGAGGTTTACTATGAGCACTACAGGTATCAAGGTATTTCCTGATAGGACAGTAAGTATTTTTACTGGCGGCGTAATGAATGGCTGATTTTATTCTGGGTTCAGGTATAAATACTCCATATTCACAAGCTAACTTAGTAGTCATGATATCAAGGTCGTTGCCTTGTAGACTTATAGTCTCGTTAGTTGGACTTGTGTATTCAATAGCTCC